TTTTATAGAAATCTTATGTTGTTTCCAAAAGCAATATCACAATTAGCAAAAACAGTTTTATCTATACCTACACACCTACGTAACTTCTTCAGTGCTGGTGCATTTGCTGGAGCTAATGGTGTTTTATTTGAAGGATTAACAAATCCTAAATTATTAGCAAACGCTTTTGCAGAAGGTATTGATACGTCCGCATTATTAAAACTAGGACCGGGCAGTGCGAAAGCACAAGCAGCGTACAGAGAATTATTAGAACTTGGTGTTGTAAATTCACAGGTTCAAATTGGTGATCTAATTAATCTATTAAAAGATGCAGGCGGTGGATCAAATGTTGCAATTATGGATGCAACACTATCACCATTTATGCGTAAGTTAAAAAAATTAGGTAGCTTCTTTCAAGGTAAGTATGTTGCAGAAGACGATACATGGAAGATTACAAACTATGTTGTTGAATTAGATAGATTAAAACAAGCTGCAGTAAAACAAGGTATTGATGTGGCAGACCTTGCAATATTAAAAGGATTAAAACAAGACGCTGCAAACATTGTAAAAAATACAGTGCCTAATTATGCCTTTGTAGGTAATTATGTAAAAGCATCTAGACTATTACCGATTGGTAATTTCATGTCATTTCCTGCAGAGATTATGAGAACGACAACAAACATTGCAGAGCAAGGTTTGAAAGAACTACGACACTCTAAACCAGTAAGAGGTAGCAACGTAACACCCTATGTTATTGATGCTGCAACAGGACAATTAGTTAAGAATGATAACCCTATGTACGCTACAGGTTTTAAAAGAATATCAGGACTTGCATTTACAACAGTGGCTGTGCCAGAGATTGTTGTTGAAGGAGCAAAAGCTATATACAATGTTACACAAGAAGAGATAGATGCATTAAGACAATTCGTACCTGAGTGGTCAAGAAACTCTACATTAGTTCCAGTAAAATTAGATGACGGTGAACTAAGATACATAGACTTCAGTCACAGTAATGCATACGACGTTATAGCTAGACCATTCAACACTATGTTTAATGAAATATTAGAGGGTCAAAAAACTGGTGAAACAATATTATCTGGTGTTGTAGATGGTATAAATAAATCTGGTGCAGAACTTATGAATCCATTTATATCGGAATCTATTTGGACAGAAGCTGTAACAGATCTCACAGTTAGAGGTGGACGAACACAAGAAGGTAGAAGATTATATACAGATCAAACATCTGCTGGTGATAAAATGGCTATTAGATTTTTACATTTAGGTGAAGCTCTTGCACCATCATACAAACAATTTTTAAGATTAGGACAAGCTGCCTTTGGTACACCTACAAAGAGAGGGGATCAATTAGATATAGGACCAGAACTTGCAGGATTTATGGGGCTACGTCCCATCAAAGTAGATCCTCTTGCTTCTATGGGTTTTAAAATATCTGAATATCAAACAGGTATTAGGGATGCCAGAAGAGAATTTACAGGTGGTTTCTTTGGAATACTAAGAGGTGGTCGTATTAAACCAAACGATGTAATAGAAGCATATTACAAATCAAACAGAGCTAGGTTTAACGTACAAAAAGAAATGAATAAAAATATAAACGCAGCAACAATTCTTGGTGTAGATCCAAATAAATTAAGAACAGAGTTTCTAGATAGACAAATAGCAACATCTACGTTTAGAGATTTAAGAGACGGTAATTACGATCCATACTTTCCATCAAAAGATATTAGAGATAGGTTTAGAGAAATTGCACAGAACTTAGGAGATGTAGATGTATTTCCAGAAGTATCTGGCACATTACGATTAATGAGAGATTTATTTCGACAATTACCTTTAGACGGCACTTTTGATATCGAACTAGGAGACTTTTTATTTGAAGACCTAGGCACAGTATCTACACCACCACAAGTATCATCTGCCACACCTATCGTCCAACCTGCACCACAACCAGCGGAAGGACAACAGTTGACAGACGCTGAACTTGCATTATTATCACCGGAAGAGCAGATTATAGCTCTACGAAATAGAAACAGAAGGAACCAAGTAGTTTAATGGCAATAGAACCTAAAACAACTAGAGAACATATTGTATCCCTTTATGGACACATTAGAGGTGTTAAAAAAGATATTAATCACATGCATCAAGGTATTCACAAATTGGGTGGCAAGATAGACAAAATCTATTGGGTTCTTTTAGCAGCGGTGGGGTCCGTTGCCATACTTTTATTAGAAAGATTTATAATTTAAATCCAAGACTTTAATTCTTCGCCCATAACTTTGGACGCGATATTAATTTTTTTACGAAGAGATTTAACTATCTTTGTGTCTACAGTTTTTTCTGCTATGATATCTACGTATGTCACTGTTTTCTTTTGCCCTATTCTGTGTGCTCTGTCTTCTGATTGCATTCTTTTTTCAAGATCATATCCATTAGAATAATAAATTACAGTGTTAGCTTGTGTTAACGTGATACCATATCCACCTGTCTGTGGTGTTCCTACAAAGAATCTTACCTTGTCATTTGTTTTAAAGTTTTTAATTGCATAGTCCCGTTCTTCAGGTAGCGTCTTGCCGTAATAATGGACCACGGAACCCTGACCATACTTGTCTTCTAATAATTTATATATGTTCATAACATCGTGTTGATAGTGTGCCCATATAATAGCTTTACCCTCTATCTCCTCTAAAACATCCAATAACTCTGCTAGTCTATTGTTTTTTATTTCTTGTATACTGCCATCGTCAGCAGAAAAATGACCACAAGTTATTTGGTGTAATCGCATAAGCTGAGTAAGTGCTGTCATGGTTGTAACAGTCTTACCATTTAACGTGGCTAGAGCCTCTCTTTTCATTTGATCGTAAAGCTTTTTTTGTTCAGGTGTAAGTTGTATCTCTCTCTTCATGTAGATCTTATCTGGTAGATCTAAACAATCCTCTTTTAATACTCTGTAAGAAAAAGGTTTTAATTTATCTGATAACTCACCTAGGTTTTGATAGCCCGTAACTAGATTAATTGAACGACCTGATATGTTAGCACTTTTCATTATGGCATATCTATTTCTAAAACTGTAATAAGATGCGAAGTCCAATAGTCTAGGGTCTAAAAACTCACATTGAGAGTAAAGATCTAATGGGTTTCTAGTCACTGGAGAACCCGTCATTATCCGTCTGTACTTACAGATAGACGACAATGATAATATATTCTTTGTTCTTTTTGCTTTTGGATTCTTTATTGTAGTAGACTCATCGATAGCCATTAAAGACTTATGTGATCTTAAAAACTTAGCTGCAAATAGTCTACCCTTGTCTGTGCTAAAAGCCTCCACATTCATTATAAGTATGTGAAGCTCATGACCTGTTTTAAATAGTTGATCTAGTTTACTTTGTTGTTTTTTATTAATATTAGATTGCCACAATACGGTCACATTTTCTATATGATCAGGCATATGTGCAGGCAACTCCTGATTGTACCAAGTGCCTACCACACCTTTTGGTGCAACTATTAAAGCACCATCTACTTTACCTTTATCGTAAAGCATTGCTAAATTATCTATTAGTACCTTTGTTTTGCCAGTACCCATTTCCATAAAATATGCAAACGTATCTCTGTTCCAAGATTTTTCCAACGCAGTAAGTTGGTGTGCATACGGCTTTAATTTAAATTTATATTTCATCTTTCTATTGACTTGTTTATAGGATTTTGCTAATTATGTCAACATGAAAGAAAAAGAAAGTATGGATTACAAAGATATAAAAATATCTAAACCTACTGTTTATGTTGTGCAAGAAATTGCAGGTACAAGAGAAGGCCGTCCTAAATTTAACATTATGGGTGCAGCAGAATATGGTGAGTTAAAATTTTTATTAGATGAAAGATCACAAATGATTTTTTCACCTGGTCCATTGATT